GTTCCGTGTACTCATCCTGGCGTTCCTTGATCATGGTAAGTACGTCATCGCGCCCAATCATGAATGCCAAAGGTATACTCTCCTCCGGCTTAGGCATTCGAAGCAAGCCCGTCTTCTCGTCTTCAACCGGGCAAAGGTTGATTCCAAGCATTGAAGAAACCTGCTCACGAGTCATTTCAGCCATCAGTTCGATATCCTCTAGCCGCTTAGCTTCGTCCCTGTTCAATACCTCCAGCTCAAAAACCCATTGCGTATCGTTCATGTCTCTAATGCGTGGATCCCCTATGGGAATCTGCCTCTTTGACATAACCTTGGCTTTTACACGAAGCCTATCTACTATTCGTCGCCAAGTGGGGAAGGTTCGGTCCCAGAGGGCTTCGTGTCCTCTTCCGAACTCTCCCCAGAGGATTTTTTTGCTGCATCCTGCGCATCCTCCCTACGAGTCTCCAACTCCATCCACTTCTCCCACAGTGGGTCTAACTTATCCGGAAAACGAGCCGCAAGGAATTCCATCAGATGCTCAGCAGCAAAGTACTTCTGAGAGAATCTCCCTTTTCCTTCAAGTATATTAACCATCTGACGGCCCTCATCAGTGGCCTCCCATTCGTCCCTGAAGAACGCAAACACAGGTACTCCATTAATAGCACGAATACCTATAGAAAGGGTCGGGAGTCTCCACGATGAAATTGTCGAAATCTGTGAACCGGTATTAACATAACCGTTACGCCAGTTCTGCTCATCTTCCGTCAATAACGAAATAGTCCACTCAAAGTCATAGAGTTTGAAAGTGCTCTCCAGGGTATCCCCGTCAAGCTCTCTCGCAAGATCAATCAACAACATCTTCGGGTTATTAGCTATATCAGTAGGCATGATGGCTTTCGCCCCTCTCTCCCGCTTAGCGGGGTGTTAAAAAAACAGCTGCTTTCGCAGCGAATCTACAACAGCTGACGTACCTTAGTGTACGCCAATGTTGCGTTTACCTGCACCATACGATCACCTTGAGCCTGTACATTACGCCCAAGAGAAACAAACCAGCAACCAGAGTACCATAGCTTCTCTACAGAGATGTCTACGCCTTTTCCGATGTCAATACCTTCAAGCTCATTCGTGGCACCAATACCGAGTGCTTTGCCAAACTTCCCGGCTTGACCCACCGCATCCAGCATATTATCAGTGTTGAATGTATCCATCCACGGAAAAAGAGGTTTACCCTTCTTTCCCAGCTTTACCCACTTCTCCTCAATGTCGATAGGATTATGCTGGTCCGTCAACATCCAGAGGGGCTTGGATGTACCCCAGACTTCTTCCATCTTTGCCGTATACAAATCAAGGCGATTCACCTGGATAGTCTGCGTGGTTAAGTTCCCTGGAACATACTCCACTGGAGCACCCTTGGTGATCGCATTGATCTCGAACTTGGGCTGTACGTCTTTTCCCTGTGAAGGTGCCCAACTCTGGATATGACCTACAATCTTGCCACCCGCCCTGATAGTAATCGCATGGCTGGTGCGAAGTTTAGTGACGGGTACTGTCATGAATTATAGTGGACGGGCTTTAACGTAGTTCAGCGTAGCATTAACCATTACGATCCTGTCACCCTGAGCCTGCATATTACGACCCAGCTGGCTGAACCAGCATCCGGAATAAAGCTGCTTCTCGACCGTACCATCAGGATTACGCCACTTCTCTTCGATCTCCAAAGGATTCAGCTGATCGGACAACATCCAGAAAGCGCTTGATGTACCCCACACTTCCTCCATTTTGGAGGAGAAGAGATCATACCGGCTAACCTGGACAGTAAGACCTGTGATGTTCCCCGGAACATTCTCAGTAACCTCACCTGAAGTCTCTGAACGAAGCTCGTACCCCGGGGTGATGGTTCGCGACTGATTCGGTGCCCATGTCTGAATTTGCCCTATAGTCGTACCGCCTGCGCGGATTGACGTAGCATGACTGGTACGAATAGTGGTTGTTGGGACTGGCATATGTTAGCCTCCTCGCCTTACGCAGGACCGAAGAACGGGTTATCTACGGAATACTCACCAAAGAATCGTTTAGCCGGATACTTCAGGTTGTACCAGTACTTAAAGTAGAACGTTCGTGGATCAGACGCTGACTGGTACACCTGGATGTCAGTGATCGCATCAATGTCACGAGGCAATCCCGAGCTATCTCGGTAAGAAGCGATGGAACCGTTCGTGATATTCGCGAGAATCCCCAAGAGGATCCACTTTTTACAATCAGAAATAAAGTCAGACAGATCGTCAGGGACGATGCCGACAACATTGGAAGACATCAGGTTGTCAACTGTCAGAGTCACTGCATCCTTCTGAGCAGAAGAAGCAGGCTCCTCGAACTGCACAACACCACCACCACCGGCTTCAGTCGTGATAGGATCGATCATCCGCATCACACCTGCGTCCAGTGTAACTACCAATGTACCCTTCGAAGCCAGCGTGTGTCGTTCACCGCGCAAGTAAGTACCGAATCCCTCGGAGAGGAATCCTGTGATTGTCTTTCCAATCAGCGCAGACGACGGACTGGGGAGAGCGGTGTAGACGGAGGCAACCGCTACAGCGGCATACGTACCGTCCAGGTCCAATGTGATCTCCTGGCTTGTATCCAGCGTAATAGTACGAGACACATTGGGAGGAGCTACCAGGAATAGACGGCCTCGACCCGGAGAATTATTACCAGGCTGAAGAGTCTGAGTGGCCCTGTACACGTAGGTGTCGGGTGTATCCGGATCGCCTACGTCTGTATCACGGGCCATCCCGAACCAGCCACGTCGGTAATGCTTCTCCAGCATCGACGACTGGCTGGCGACGTGCTGCATTTGATATACCGCAATATCGAGAGATGTATCAAGTGTACATACCTCCGTGATGGACGCGTATTCACCTGCTACATCAATTGCAGCCTTAGTCTGGGTTACCGTAGGACTTCCTGCAGCAGTGCTATCGTTAATCTGCACCAGATACAAAGAGGAGGCTCCATTTTCAAAAGCTATCTCCCCTGCGATACACAGCTTGTTCCTCATATAGTTGCTCAGAGTCAGCTGTGTACAATACGTATAGAGTTGATCAGGATCGTACACTCTGTGCGCAGCCGTGTAATCCGTACTCGGCCTGTCGTAGTCGTACGTTGTGAAATATGCAGTCCCGTAAGATGGACGCTGGCCTGTACCAAAAACAGTATAAGGCTGAGTGATGATGCCGAAAAGAGTAGTGAAGGCGTCAGTCGCATTCGCAATAAATTGTATGCTGCTCGCTACTCCCTTTTCAGGCAGATAATTCTCGAAGGCATCAGGAGCAGTCAGTACGACAGTGTTACCTGCCACGACTGCTACATGCGCAAACTCAGGACCGTACGCTGTAGCAATACCGTTCAGTGCGGTATTAATATCAATCACCACCTGCGCAGGTGTAGTAGGCGCACCCGGAGTCAACGTAACAGAAATCTGGGTTCTCTCGTTGATGGCCATCAGGAGAGTATCGTTCGTACCCGCAACGATTGTTGGAGGGAATGCCACGAAGTCCAGAGTCGTCACAGCCGCTTGTGCCCATGAGGAAGTACCCCAATCCAAGTCGTTAGCAACACCCACTTCGTAGTCAGTGTTCTTCACGTAATCCTGGCCACCAGGATATGAACCTGCATACTGGATGTCCGACAAGGGCGTTGAGGTGCCTGCGTTAGCCAGTGCATCCATCAGAGTGTCTACACTCACGTAATCCAACGTGTATGTAGCACCGGAGCTGTACGCCGCATCCAGGACCTGCACGATGGAAGGAGCCTGAACACCAGCAGCAGCAGTAGGTACCCAACCTGCGTTGGAAATAACAGTAGCTGCGTCTGCACCGTACGAAAGAAACACCTTAACGTCAGAAGCACTTGTAGTCAGTGGCGATGTAAGCGTGAGAATTGCCTGAGCAATACCTACTGCCCATGTTGCCACTGCAGTGTACGAAGCTCCGTAGATGGAGTAATACGTACCAGCCACGTTGGATAACTCGTAGTTGATCCACGCGCATACCTCAGTTGGCGAAGCAGTCGCTGCTGCTGCGATGATACCGGCAACCTGTCCTGCCTGGAAATCGATAGTGACTGCTCGTTTGCCGTCAACCGAAAGAGTGAGGTACTGACTGCCTGTGGCGTTTGACACGTCCACCGTAGCACCACCCCACTCCGTACCTACTAATGCCGCAGAAACGAACTGCCAGTCACCGAGACCCAGCTCATTCCCATTCATATAGAGAGTAGCTTCGTTACGGGAGCGATCAGACGTATTCGAAAGCGTAGCAACATGAGGAGACGCCACTGCCAAAGATAGAGTTTCATCGAACACTTTACCACGGACCACCTGCTCGTCTACAGAACGACGAGTTCTGGGAGCGATAGCGATAAGCCCCGATGTCCGCTGTGACGTAACATTGACCGCGCCAGGCTCGATAACTTCACCGATATAAACGCCAGGATCAACGTACTGAGAAATACTGAGTGCCATTTGGAAACCTCCAAGGGTTCTTACTACAAACCAATCCCAAAGAACAAGTCGAGTATACCTCAGATTATGTAGGGATTTTTAAAAAGGCAAGCCTGAATAGCTTTAAGAAACATCAATCAATTTTTAAGTAGTTAGATCCAAAATAATCACCTGTAGGAAGAGTGTGGTCGTCTGTCATTATCACGTCCGTAGATACGATGAATGTTGCAGCCCCTCGCTTCACCTCACGGTCTATATAGTCAGCTGCGATCAACGGAACAGAACCCCTGATGGAGTATACCTGAGCCTGCTGATCGCCTCCCTGACGCGGAGTAGCATACTCCCCGGCCCAGGCAAACTTACGCTCCAGGATCAAATGATACCATTCCGGAGGGTTCTGATCATGGTTCTGGTAGGATCTTCCCAGGATCTGGAAGAAATTACGTGCCATATAAAACGCAAAGAAATCATACACAAGATCCGCCAGGGCTGTACGTGTATTCAGTGAATCACTCACTACATCGATATTGATCGTCATATCAGCCGCAACACCATATCGTTTTACCGGAGAGGCATTACCTATAATATGTGAAGTATAGAGATCAATTTCACCCACAGAAAAACCTAGCGCCAACAAACAGTCAGGCGTACCACCGATAACCTCGATACCATTGCGTGTCCCGTGAGCAGCAGGTCCACCTGCCGAAATCTTAAAACTTCCGCCCCCGAACTCTGCTGCGTGCGAATACAGCATCTGTGCATTAACGGCCTGGATTACTTCCTGGGGCGTAGCCTTCGACATATCTGAAAAGAATATATCTGCCAGCACGATGGTACTCTCCACCGGATCACTCTCGGTGCCCAGAGGCCATGTCTTGATTCGCAACTCCCAGCCATCAGTCAGATCGTATGGACCTTCGTTAGACGCCACTAGACCCGGAGCACGTTGACCATCCACTACAAATACATCCCCCAGACCCAAAGGTTTCTCCCTCATACTGGCAGAAGTTATCGCGATCATTGGAAATTTATCAGGAGTATCCCCGTAGGACTGGATGAGATTCATCACAGTTTCCATAGATTGCGAAGTGGAACCCACTCCTCCGTGCGCAAACTTCTCGATAGTAGGGAATTCGCCTATCTTGGCGCGAATATCGTCGGGCTGGTAGCTCAAGAACCTGCGGATTTCGGATGCTATAGCGTCCTTGGCAGTCTCTATGAGCTGCCCAAAACGCGGGGGATCTTCCGGATCGAAAGGCTCTGTAGTCCGGTACGTCCTCTCCTTTGAGAAATCGTCCTGTGCCATCTAGTCGTGACTTTCCCCGGGACCAAAGAACTCCCGCTGAGTATTCCACTGCTCCTCCCTGTCTTCATCCAGGTGATCGGCGTAGGTTATGCGCTCCTCGTTCTCCACCTGCACGCGTCCGAACTCTTCATCTCGCTTTTCTTGATTCTCTTCGTGCTCTTTCATCCAATCACGGTACTGAGATTTTCTCCCCCGAGCTACCTTCAGGTTCCCATTATCTCGTAACTTAGCCATATATTCGTAAGAATCTCCGCCACTCGCTGGCCGGGATCCTGCCGATATAACGTCAGAATCCTCGATCTCTCCGCGCACAAGCATCCCCGCCAATTCCCGCAATAAAGCACCCTCAGTAAGAGCAGATAACTCTACCCAGCTCCCGTCATCAGGAATGTAATCACCCGGAATAACGCTATCAATCACTTCGTCCGGATCAGGGAACTTACGCTCCATCCTAACCGAAGGATCTTTTTGACCTTGGGCTACCCTGATCATGGAATCCAGATAAGTAAGAACCTTTTCCGCACCGTTCTCCATTGCCAATTCGTAGAAATCGGTGACATCCGCACCCTGCTCAATGAGACGATCAACATAGTTCACGTCGTCGTTAAGCACTGCGTCCCACACGTACTGAAGAAGTTCCTGAGACAACTCAGCAAGCTTCTTGTACTTCAATAACGCAATTTTCTGAAAACTGCTGTCGCTAATATATCTCATTATAACTACTCCCTACCAGACGAGACTCATTGGCTCGACAGGATCAGCGATCCTCACTTTGAACTCCTGTGAGGTAATAATGTATCCAAAAGGATCCGAGTTCTTCCACGAGGTAGTAACGTAGCGACTACCTTCACGCGCACCATCAAGTACTTCGATCAACACATTAGGACCAAGAACCATCTCTTCAGTACTCCCTGTAGTAATCGAAGGATCAAACAAACTCAACCCGGCTGTCCACATCGTGAGACCATCCTCAATGGGAAGATCTCCGTATTCCTGTTTCTTGTACGTGGTGGTTGGAGGCTCACGCATCACCAGAATCCAGGGACCCATCCGGGGATTACCCTCTACACCGGAACGACCTAAATCAATACTGGCATACCTTGCCCTGATTACTTCAAAGAATGGAGAAAGAACAGTCGCAGAGTCACGCGACAACGTAGCCCTGAATCTGATTTGACCACTCAGCGGATTAGCCATTACGAGTGTACAGATCTCATTCCATGTCGTACCTGAATCCAGCGAGTACTCTACTACTACGGAAGACTCTTCAATCTCACGAACAAAAGTATGGAAATCCACCTCCCAGTGAGACCCCAGTGCACTCCTGGAGAAAGGCTTGTCACCACTCTCTATCATCCCGCTGAGAGAACCTTCTGTCAGCTCAATCTTAGAAGATTTGAAATTACGGGTTAGCCGGACATCAGTTAGTACTGCATCAGTATCCACGCCGGTGAGAAACAGCGTGTTGTACCCGAATTTCCAAAAACCGGGAACCTTGCCTACCCCATAACAGGAACTGCACTTTCTGTCAGGCTGCTGACTGGCTTCCTTGTAGCAGCCGCACTTCTCGCCATCTTCGACTCCCTGCCAAAGATTCGCCCGAATGCTACCGGCGAGGATCTGCTCGATGAGCAGTGCCCTTTCTCTTGCCGCCTGCTGTTCTCCAAAGACATGCGCGTGAATATCTCGACCCCAAAAGCCCACAGCCATATGCCCCAAGTCCATACATCCGGGTCTTTTAGGTCCACAGGAAACGTCCTCAGTACCGGAACCGGTATCAGTTCCATTAGCACCAGAACCATTAGAACCGTTACCAGTCCCAGTACCATTACCACCCGCAGTTCCTTTTTGATTACATGTTGTCATCCGCTAAACAGCCTACCGACCTTCAAGAAGGTCTTCTAGTAACTCGTCTAAAGGCTTTCCTTTTCCAGCATCGTATTCCTTGATCAGATGATCCCACTTACCTGCATCCAGCAAATTCACAAAACGCCGAGTATCCTTCTCAGCCGGTTCAAACAGGTCAGCTTTGATCTCCTCTTCCATTACACCGCCTCGGGGAGCTTCTGCTCCTCCCAGAAATTTGCAGGAATTTGCTCACAGATATGCGAAGGTAAGTCCGAAGGAGGGGTAGCTCCTTTACCCGCATTGGTACTCTCCCACAACGGGCGAAGGTTACCCCAATGAGCAGCTGCCTTGTACTGATCACCATCCTCAAGATCAAAAGAACTCACTGGAATCCAATGATCCACTGACCACCCGTCTTTCCCGTAATTACCCCATGACATCACTTCACCTGTCACAGGGTGGTCATAAAAAAGACTCTCCAAAAAAGAGAGTAATTGCGGGATGGTGCAGCCCAGGTCCCTCACAGCAGAAGCAGGTTTACGCTCACCACTCACATACTTAGCCATTCGTGAGCGTAGGTTACAGGCTATCTTGTACTGGGGGTCCTCTGCTCGTTTTTTGCGTACTCGTGCGTTAACTAATGTGCGAGTACCTCCCTTACTCATATAAACCTTAACAGCAGTTTTACGTCGTTCGCTATTTCGCTGGTAACTTTGTGCATTCCTTGAAGAATTGCAAGGTTTACAGTCGTATACGAGGCCATCTGTAGACGTGCTAGATAGGTAGAACTCGGTCACCTGCTTAGTAGTACCACAGGTAGCACATACTTTAACACCCTGGGGAGGGGGTGCTACCTTACCCCTCAACTGATGATATTTTTTTTGAGACTTCCGGCAGCAAACGACACACTCGCCTCGAAGACCATCCTTTTTTTGAGCATCTTGAATAAATTCAGACCTGTCCTTTTCCGCACCGCAACGAGTACATGTCTTCCGCTGAACAAAAACATGCACTACCCTCTTAACTACCCTACACGATTTACAACGACCGTTTTTCCCATCCTTCACATTAAGATTCACGTTAAACTCAATAAGAGGTTTTTCTTCACCACACGTACGACACACCTTAGACGTAATGCACTGAGTATCCACATAACGCATCGCAGCTAGGCTCAAGCACCCCTTACACAACCTAGAATACGTTGTATAGGGAACCCCTGTCACCTTATGGGTACGCTTCCGACGAAGAAATTCGGAAGAAGCCTTCTTCTTCCCGCATTTAGTACAAATTCTACTTTTCTTGTTAGTTTCCATACCCCCGAGTACATAGGAAGCATCCTGAAATGTCAAGCGCGGGGTGTCAATAAACAACCGGCTATGTTCGTGAACTGCATACATAGGCTTATGTGGAACTCCACAAGTTCCTGAATAGGTTTCCTGGTGGTGACGTGGCTAACAACATTCCGAAAGCCAAGTCAAGGCGAGCCTCGATACTAACGGTACCCGAATTTACAAAGTGCCTCTTAAAGTTCGGAATGGTACCTTCCAACTCCTGCTTCAGATTCTGGAGGTACGCAGCGAGCGGTTGCGCGTGTTGTAACACAAAACTTCGCCCGGAATCCGAAAAATTAGGTACATCCGTATCAATAGCAAACAGAAGCTGGCTCGTGATCGCCTGATACATTGCCGCCTTCAATAGGATAGTCGAGTAATCTTCTATGGGAAAATAATCCAATGAAGTCCAGCACGGATAAGGCTGGAAAGAATTAATGTAGTGGAGTCCCATCTTCAGGAAGATCCCCAGCATCCCATCAGTATAACCAATGAAACAGTACTTCTCGGGGAGATTGGGCTTAACTGTTTTATCCAGGAGAAGTCTCAGCGAAGGAAATAGCGTCAAGATCCGAGGAGATACTACTTCTGCGATCTGTGATCGGTACGCATCCTCTGACGTGGCATTCTGCCGGGAGTGCCAATTAAAAACAATTGTCCCCGTGTAGGCGGTCTCTAACGCGCCTGTTCCCCATTTTATGTAGTACTTACCTGTAGCAGCCTTCTTAATACGAGGCTCAGCAATCAGAGGAGGTGGCCAGAAGGATTCCGTGTAAATGACATGACCACCTGCGGTAGTCACCTGAAGTTCCAGCTCTCCATTAGGATCACCACCTGGTCCTGTAGTCTTGTCAATATCAATAACTGCACCGGTCTCATCCTGCAATTCGATATTCACTCGACGCAGAGAATCCTTACGAATCAACTCGATCATGTTCGCAACTGATGGAGCTTCAAGACCCGGCTGGATGATCATCCTAGTCTCCTAAGATGAGCGCGAACACATTCGCATCCTGTGCACCCGAAGTGATGGTCATCGCACTGATAGACGCCATGGTTTCCATCTTGAAACCACCCGCTGCCAGTGAGAAAATTTCCGCACCACCATTGAGAGTGTACGTGATCGCCTGATCGGTGCCTATGTACACAAACTTGCCATTCGAGATCGAACCGAAGTTAAGTACACGTATCGTAGTCGCCGGAATGTTTAACTCGAACTCAGCCTTCTCAGCATAAGTGACCTGAAGTCCTGCCGTCGCTGCTGCCGTCGCTGTAAGCGTGGGAGCACCGATGAGTACCTGGGTGTTCGACCCATTGGGGCTATTCGGGAATGTCAGTTTTCCTGAGATGTCTAGGGATGCCATGAATAATCTCCTTACCTCGTCTCGGCCAGACCATAGTTAAGTCCAACCGCCAATGCACCTGTCACAAGAACCCCGACACTGAACCACAGTGCAGGGGCACGATACCATTTCCGCAAAGACTGTATTTCGCCTCTGTAATATTCTTTCTGAGCTGCGGTGACCTTCAGCTGCTCATCAAAAGCAGTCTTCCATTTATCACCGATCTTCTCAGTTACTTTAATGTCTTTATGCAGGATGAGAATGTACTCTTCCTGCTTCCTCGATTTCAGCTCAAGGAGATCAATCTTGTTGTTAAGCAGCGAAAGCTTTCCTACGTCCTCCAGGAGCTTGTCTGCTTTCTCCATGGGGAACCAGATACCTTCCACACCCTCGTGCGTAAGCAGGGCACTGGAGGGTTCCTCTGCCATAGCCGGAAGAGGGATCAACACCAGAAAAAAAGCACATATGGTAAAAAAGAGTTTCACTAGTAACCTAACTTCTGAAATCTTTCGAGCTTCTCCTGAGCTGTCATACGTTTAACCTCACTATCCAAATCCCTGATCTCCGCATTAACACGCTCGATCTCCCGGTCAACAGCACCTATCTCCTTGGCAACATCGCCTTCTCTCTCACGTATGAGATCGCGCTGACCTTCCAACCGAGCCACTTCTCTCTCAGCTTTCAAAACCTTGATCTTGTGCTCGTTGATCTTGGCCTTTTTCGTATGTCTCCGATAACGAACACCAAAGACTACAGCCGCCAGGATTGCAAGCGCACCGGCAACCCATTTCCAGTTTCTCGTCAGCCACTGCCATATCTTCTTCAAACGACTCATCGTCTTAGATGTCTTTCATCCGTGCGATAAACTCCAGATTCTCATAAGCTTCTTCGGTAGACATGGCTTTCAGTAATGCTTCGATAAAGATGTCATCACCTAACGCCTCTCGGCACCTATCGGCCAGGTCCCATACCTCTGTATCCACTGTAGCTACCTTCGAAGCTATCCGCTGCATACCCTTATTAGAAATACCCTTGAGTTCCATTCTAAACGCTCCTATCTTATTATTTCACCCGACTACTAATAGTAATAAGGGTTACGTCCTGACTGTGCTTCCGGTTCAGCGGGCTGATCAAGATAATCAAAAACGCCGCCCTTCCACGGCTGTTGTTTCTTCTTCTTGAAGGGATTCATCTGCTTGATCTTATCCATCACACCACCACCACCCGTATCATCACCGTAACCAGCGTAACCCTCCTCTGGTCCGGAATCAAACACAACGCTAGGCCGCTCACCCACCGCAGGCTCACGGACAGTAGGCTCCTGGGTAGCAGGTGCCTGGGTAGCAGGTGCCTGGGTAGCAGGCTGTTGACTCATATTCTGCATTTCGGTAGTCAGCTTCTCCAGCGAACTTTGCTGCTGATATATGTCGGCGGCATACTCCGTCAGATGATCCCTGTAGTCCTCCACAGTCACATCCAACTGATCGACTCGCTGCACCAGCGTAGCATTCGTCTCCACCTGGATACCGAGCTGCTCCTCCAGGTGAACCACGCGACTCTCTAGCTCTGCCACCAGATCCAACATAGTATCATCTGTACCAAACGTAGCAAACTCATCCTGTCCCTGAAGAGCTGTATCAACCGGAGTGGTTTGATCCTGGGCCTGAGCTATACGTCGTAGTGCATTATCATTAATTCCTAAAAGCATCCTCACATCACCTTTCAGTACACAACCGGCAACCTCTTCAGCATAGCATCGCATAGTGGCTGTGCATTTCTATTCAAAATGGCAAGAACGCGCTCACACTCTTCTTCGTTACCTCCAGCAAAACCATAAGCATCCAGAAGCGCAGCTGAGCAAATATCAGCCATCTCAAAAAAAGACCACATCTTCCTCAAGATGCGCAGGCAGGGGACCCTCTTGAGCCGTCCTTGAAGCTATACGAGCCAACCCGTTACTATCGATTCCGCGTTTCATGCTACTCCTCTGAATTTCCCGACTTCTCCAGCAACTTGGCCTTCGAAGCGAATGTTCGAGTAACAACCTTAAAGATGAGAGCAGAGACCGTCCCCAGCGCACCGCCTATGAGCAACTTCTCCCTGATGGACTCCACGGGAAGCAGAAGGCCACCAACCAATCCCAGTACAATAGGTATGAACGGGAGGATACGCATCCCTACATGATTCAGTTTAAAGAAATTCTTGAAGCCCTTCTTAAGAGACTGCACGATGCCCGCCACGATCATAGGCAATGCAATATAAGGACCGTACTGCTGAATGAGTTCTATAAAAAATTCCATAACGTACCCTTATATCGCCTCTCCAACTGCCTCGGAGAGGAAGATAACACGACAGCCCAGAGTGCCTGCCGTAGTGTTGTAAAGATGAAGTGCACGAGCAGCGCCTGCATTCTCGCGAACACGCCAACCGTCGCGGTATCTGTCAGAATTGAGAAGATTCACGTCGTTGTATAGTGCCACCGGGAGAGACAGTGCGCCTGCTGCCAGAGTCCCTGAACCCTGAGAGATGCCACCCTGGTAGGGATCCACGGCAGGAGCAGGAGCAGCATAAACCCTTGCAGGCTTATCGTACCCTCCCCCGTAGTAAACCTCCCACGCAACGTTGACGCCACCTGCGGGTATGCTCGGCCCATCATAAAGAGGGACAAGGGAGATGGACATGTTTTTTAAAGGTTCACTGCTAGGTGCATCCGCGATGCGAATCTCTTCCCCTGCGGCCAACGTAATATCGACTTTCCGTTCTCTCATCCTCGCCATTAAATCACCTCATAATGAATGGACTTGTCCTGTTGACTATACAGTAGCACAACTCCATGTAGGGATTCTAAAATAAAGAAAAATACTAAGACTTAAGAACGACGCTCCAGCTCACCTGTAGCCCACTTCTTGACACTGGCGTAATAACCGCGTCCCAGAAGGAACTCAAGATCACCTCGGGTAAGGCCCTTATCATAAGTATTAAGCTCTTTGATCTCTTCCAGCATTGCACCGGCCTTCATTCGATCTTTCTCCGCAACGTCATCACCTACGTTGGCACACAACCCGGTGACACGAGGAGAAACCTTATCCTGGGGATCAGGTGGCTCGTCTGCACGAGTCTCCGCTTCCTGATCAAGTGTCTTACGTGAATCAGCCACGGGTTTCGTAAACGCTCTCTTGTTCTGCAGATCGGACTGGTACTGATGTGCATTGTCCATCGCTTCTTCCAGTGTGATGCCGTTACTGTCTGCCAGTTTCTGGTAATGCTCAATATACTGCTCTTCGGAAAGGAGGACCAGTACAGGAGGTCGTCGATTGACCAGCTTCCTGAGATCAAGAGACTCCTTGATCATCTTGAATGACACAAGCTGCGTCAGATTCAACGGCTTCTTGCCACGAGGAATAAGGACAGACTCACTGCGACCTTCTGCCTCGAACTGCATGGATACCTGGGTATTGCTGCGATTTTGCACAAACACGTCGCGCTCTTTCCGGAAATACTCGGTAAAATTAGTGATGATATTTTGATTTGACATTTGGACCTCCCTGGGATCTCTCGCCAGTTTTACAATGAAAGGTTCCCGTGAGAATACCACGGCCTTTCCAGTTTTTACAAGTTTCCTAGCCCTGGCGGGATGCGTATACGACAGAATCTCATCGTGTGTACCCAAAACGGGAACTCTTGAGCCTGTTGTACGTGGCATTCATGATCCTTGGTGTGCCAGGGTATTACCCAACCTCCCGTCGAAACGGGGTTAAAAAGCCAGGATTAGAGGCGCAGGAGAAGAAAAAAACCTACGCCCCTAACCAAGGCTACCGCTTACTACTTCAGACCCTTAGCGCAGGAACGTGCATTCGCGATACCGAAGCCTACCATCTCGATGAAGGCCCAGCCTTTGACTGTTTCCTGGTGGCTGTACTTGTTGTACGGCTCAGAGAACAGCTCGATACGAACGCCCATTTCACCCATATAGTCCGCACCGGTGGTGGCGTAGAAGGTTCCCGGAGGAATCACTTCTTCAACACCTGTACCGGCAGCGGTCAGGATCTGTGCGTTAAGAACGTTGCCGATGTAACCAGCGAGAATCAGCTCACGCTCGGTTACAGGATCAACAGCAGAAGACATCGTTTTCACGATGTCAGACAACTCTGCACGAGAGATGAGGAAGTTCTCCACCATCAATCTGTGTCGTTCAACCTGGAATCGAACATCCTCAAATGCACCGATACCGAGTGTTGCGAACGTGGTCACGGCATTGTCAGTCTGCGCAGCTTCGTCGATCAAGCTGACAGCAGCTTTATCTTCCTGAAGCTCGATTTCCTGACGTGCAGTGTCCTGGGCGCGATCAAGAACATCAAAGTTCATTTGATAAATGTCCATGATGTCAATAGACGGGAAGGACGTTACCTTCCACTCAGGAGGAGTGATCCACTTGGTTTTGATGCGCGACTCAGGGGACTGACCATCCTGCCCAACAACCCATGCAGTAGAACGGATGTCTACCGGAATACGGAACAGCTCGGCCTGAGCCAGCTTACGTACACGATAGATCTTCCTCGCGAAGCCTTCGTAGTCCAGGATTGCCTTGATGGGAAGAGCAAGCTCCTCACCAACAACGTGGAAACCTTGACCCGTAGGATCGGTCATAGCTGCTGCAAGAATGTCACGACGGGCTTCCTTAGAAACCTTGGCCTCGGCATCCGGGCGATAGAAAGAGAGCGACTGAGCATTTTTCTTAGTCACTTCATTCATCAGCTCATGGATCTGTGTCAGCGCTTCTCTCTTATCGTAGGCGTTAATCTCGCCACGATCATCGAACATACGACGATTAGTGCTACCAGCACTTGCTCTGCGTGAAGCAGGGCTGTCGTAACGCTGAGGATTGAAAGTACCGCCACCATCGAAAAGACTCTCATCCCGCTTACTGGCAAAACGAGTGCGCTCGCGAGCAGCCATTCCACGACGAGGAGCTGAACTCTCTTGCGTAGATGCGGCCCTTCGGCGAGGAGCAGCTTTTCTTTGGGGTGCAGACGCCCTGCGTGCAGACTGAGCTGAAACGGGGCGACGATTCTGACTGATGCGTTTGTACGGATTAGACATTTCTACGCTCCTTTCTTAACTAGTCATGCCACCAGCGTACTGAACTCCCAAGAAGGGATCGTCCGCTGTGGGAACCTGGAAGACACGACCGATGTAAGGACCAGCACCACCCTTAGTCACGAGACCCTGCATGCTGGCAGCAGATGTGCCTGCATTCAAGGAATCATTGACCGCGTAGGTCTGACCTGAATCATACTGAGTCGTGAAGATCAGAGACCAGTCGTTGATGACTGTGATCTTGTTGTCCTGGATGTCTACATCGTTCAGGAAATTCCAGAAGTTGCGTCCCTCGAACTTCAGTTCCTGCTCAGTGACCTGATACTGGTAGTTAATACCAACAGTCTGACCACTGACAATCGTCGATGCTGCATCCCTTACCAACGTACCGTTGACGTAGTTGATGGCGTAGTCATTACCTGCGCCCTCTGTGTACGTTGCACCGGTGGTCAGGTTGTACACCCGAGCACCATCTGTTGCACCGGGTACCCACAGATTCGCATGGGCCAAGTTGGAAGGAACAACACCCGTAAGGGTAACTTGCTCACCAACGACCGATGCGAACAGGGTACTGGCTTTTGTATACTTCGCAAAACCAAAGGGATTCGTTGCGCCACCGTTACCACAAATTTCAACTTCCTGGCTTGCGTTCAGTTGAACAAGCATACCAGCGCGAAATGTTGTAGAAGCGTTAGCTACAAACGTACCCAGGTTACGAGTATACTGGGAGCGCATCAGGTCGAGGCCGATTGCTCGACTCGAAACCCTGAAGGCTTCCATCTGAGGGGAAAATGTCATTCTATGACTCCTCTTCTCGCTTCCGTCTCGTTAACGCGGTAGGCCCTCGATACGATTAAGCCTACGGCCTATTCGAGTGCTTCCACCAATCGCGCCACGGAGATCGGGTTCTTGTGTTAAATGTATAGGGTTGGTTGCCGGAACCCCGTTGCTATTCTCAATATTTCCTGAAGCTGCTTCACGCCTTACACGGGAAGAGCGACTTCGAGGCGAATCTCCAGTTGAAGCAGTAACTCCAGTGCTCACTGCTACAGGTGCCAAATTACGCAAATCAGACTCTACATCAGCCAGGTAAGCTGGATCCTTTTCCATCAAATCAGCAGCCTTGTTGAGCAGTGCCTTGATATAAAGATCGTCGCCTTCTGCAACGATTAACTCAGTCAACTCAACTGCTGCACTCACATCCATTCCACTGTAAACATCCCCATTACCAAACTCAATGTCACCAGCCTGCGATGCCAGAACATCAACTGCTGCGACCTTGTAAGGGTGCTCTTCGTGATTAAGTTTCATCCGGGTAGACGCAATCCTTACCGCCTGAGTTAACTTCCGGACAAAAGCCTCTTTCGCTTCCGCAACACGCTTCGCAGATCTCTTCTCATATAACTTCGAGAAATTACGCTGTGCGCTGCGAATAACATCATCTCCACCGGAAAGAGTGTCACCAGAAGTGCCTGAGTGTTGCTCCTGTGAATTGGTCTCTGCACCGTCCAGCGAATCCATTGTAGGCTTCGAAGGCTTCATCTCACTATCTGACACAGTAGCCTCTGCATCATCCAGGATGTCCTTAGCCGTTCGACGCTCACGCATCAAACGAGCCTGTCTCAATATGTTTTGACGACGAGCAGTCATCGCAGTAACAGTCGGAGGCTTCTCGCGTGTATCTACATCGTTATCAGAGAGGACTGAATCCTTATCATCAGTTTTATCGTCGCGTGTATCACCCTCCGCGTCAGAAGTAATCCCCTCATTCTTCGGGGGTACTTCCTCTACGTTGTCAAGCTCGATGTCATCATCGACACCTGCGGTGATCAGCAGCTTGGCATTTGCGAATGCAGCAGCTCTCGCAAAACCATCTTCGACAGCCAAACCATACAACCGATTTGCGAGCCGACGAAGAGCACTGCGATCCTGCCTGATTGCAATACTAGGAACTGCATGGAAAACAGCGCCGTGATCTTTATGGTGTACTACTAAGGTATTACCATTCGTGATGGTAACTCCTACTTTCTGAGAACGAGCCAATGCAGTCATGTCATCACCTGAAGGGGTAGCAACCTCGTCACCCTCTGTGTCCTCTACGCCCATCTCCTCGGCAGTAACGTCCTGCCCGTCATCCTTAGCCGCCTGCTGCAACTCAGAAATACCACCGTGCTCCTGTGCTTGTGCACGGATGATAAGTGCCTCGCGTGCGTCGTCCTTCTCGTCCTTTTTATCGTCCTTCTTATCGTCGTCCTTGTCCTTTTTGTCAGGACTATCGTCTTTCTTGTCATCCTTCTTAGGAGGACTATCATCCTTCTCCGAAGGAACGTCAGGTTTCTCCTCGTCAAAGTCGGAGGG